TACAAGCATCCATCCGACCTAGTCATCTGCGAACACTGCAAGCGTGAAGGCAAGTGGGATCCCGCACGCGGCGACCCATATGACCAATGCGCTGAATGTGACTGCGGCGGACCGATCGTCTTCAAGTATGACGAAGGCGACAAGTGTCCCAACTGCGATGCGCTCGGACACTACGAGCGGGTTCTCAACCATTGCTGCTCGCGTGCCTGCATGCTGCAAGCCGAGTGGGCAACCACCCTAGCGGCACGACGATAGGAGGGAACCATGAGCGGCGATAGCGCAGGAGGCTGACCATGGGCCTATGGAGCATCCTAGATGGTCACCAGTGCTGCTACAAGCACTGCAACCAACCAGCCACCTGTGTGATGGTCGAAGCCGCATGGAACCGAGGACGCACCTTCGCAAACGGCGCAGGGCTCTGCTGTCTACCACACGCCAATGAGTCAGAGCGAGACGGATGCCTCACCGTATGGCAAGAAGGTAGGTAGGGGGTAGGGTCGGCATCGCGGATGAGTAGGGTGCAGGTAGTTGAGCCGTCAAGTCCACGTCAAAAATCCTCTGTTTTGAGCGCAACCCCCTTGTTGGGGATGTGCAATTGGCTGAGTTCGACTTCGCCCAGGGTGGTGTTTGCTTGGCCGTATTTGAGATTGACGACAACCGCTACCTGCTGCATACCGCTTGGCGTTGGCTCGTCTGCGAACGGGCAGCTTGGCGTTGCGAACAGTGCGGCTCCGAGGAGACGTTAGAGGCCCACCACAAGAACAATCAAGGCAGCGTGCTCAAGTCGGACGACCGGGATAATCGCCTGGCTAATGGCCGGTGTCTTTGTCGTCCTTGTCACGGGCAGCTTCGCCGAGGACGACCGTGGACTGATAAGCAGCGGGCGGCGCGGGACTCCTTGGTATAGGGGGCGGCTTTGGGGTTGTGCGCGCACGTGCGCGCGAGTAGGCGGCTCTTTTTGCCTTATTAGTGGTTGCTAAGTGGGTGCGATCGGTTGCTTCTGGGCTGGTTTGAGGAGATATCACATGGGCTTTCCGATCTTCTATGAGGTGCCTGGTCGCCCAAGGGTGGTCCGGGCCTATTGCGAGGGCTGCGAGACGTACAGCCGCGTGGTGCGCAAACCCACCAAGGCCGATAAGCAAGCCGTACGGGCACGTTGTGGCGACCTTAACGCTGTCGTATACCCGAGTTCCCCTCTCGGTTGGGAGAACGGCTGCCCACGGTGTGAACGTTGACTCTCGCTGGCGTTCCTGGTGATCTCGACTCGACCGGCAAGAAGCTATACCGCGACCTGCGTGCAGCCATGAAAGACAGGCCAGACGGTCCGACCCACTGGGAGGATCCTGACCACCATCTTCTAGCGCAGGCGTGCAGGTACGACCACAGGGCTCGGAGGGCGCGAGACGCGTTCGCACGCACCGCTGAGGACATGGTGACGCTGGGGGACCGGCGTCAGCGGACGGTGGATCCGCTCGTGAAGATCGCGGAGACTGCGGAGCGGGCTTTTGTGGACTGTTTGAAGGAGTTGGGCTTTACACCGCGGGCTCGAGCGCAACTCAGCATTGAGAAGCGGTCCGAGAGCGAATCGAAGTTCGGGGGGTTCGGCTAGGGGAATATATGGCTACTCGTCGCTGGCGCTGGCGCTATGAGGATTTCTGCGCCTTCTACGAGCTCCTGACGATGCCGGACGGTACGCCGGCACGGCTTGAGGGACATCTTCGCCTGATCCTTTGGATGATCTTCACGAGGCCCGGAGACTCGGGCCTCCTGGTCTTGCTGCCGAAGGGAAATGGTAAGACGGCGCTACTCGGTGCACTCGCGGTATATCACCTGCTTGTCACGCCCAACGCTAACTGTTTCATCGGCGCGGCGAATAAGGAACAGGCTAAGGAGATGTACCGCTTCGCCTGCCACTTCATCCGCGCCGGCAGTGACTACGAGCTCGAGAAGTACGCCAAAATCCTCGGAGGGACGCTCGAGATTCGCTCCAAGCGGGACGAGGGATTCATTCTCATCATCGCCTCGGATGATTCCAAGGCGGGCGGCAAGAAGCAGGGCCTCAACGCAACCCTGTTTCTAATTGACGAGCTTCATGCTCACGACAACGATTCGCTGTATGTCGATGGTCGCTCTGGGCTGTTCAAGCGTCAGGGCATCATGATCACCATTACGACCGCGGGGTGGGACCAGGAGGGCACGTTAGGCAAGCTGCGCGCCGGATTCCTTCAGGCGGACCAGCATGGCGGCACGGTTCAGCGGTCCATGACAACTGACGAACTAGGCAGGCTCATCGAGGATGTTGACCGCGGCCGGCTGACGGTCGCGTGCATCGGGGATAACGTCATGCTCGAGTGGGCGTGCCGACCCGACGACAAGCCCGAAGACTTTGAGGCCGTCAAGTTTGCAAGCCCCGCGAGCTGGGTGACGGTCAAGAGCATCAAGAACGCTTACGAGGATCCGGGTCTACGGTTGAGCGTCTACCGGCGCTACAGGATGAACCACTGGACCTTGGCCTTTGAATCCTGGCTGCCTGAGGGCGCCTGGGAGGCTCTCTACGGGCCTTCGGTGGCCCCGGTGGAGCATCGGCTGTGGAACGGGGCTACCGCTGCGGAACTGGACGCCTACGTGGCGTCTCTGTATCCGCGAGACGTGCTTGTTGTCGCGGCGATCGATATGGCCCGCTATCGCGACTGCGCGGCAGTAACGACGGTAGGCCCGGGTCCCAACGGACTTCTGCTGCCTCGTACGATCGTTTGGCGCTCAGGTGGCCCTGATAACCCGATTCCTTACGAGCCGGTGTACCGCGTGGCCAGACAGTTGTGTTCCGTCTACGCGGTAGAGGCGCTCGGCCTCGATCCGAAGTACCTGGACGAGATGTACGACACGCTCGAAGGCGAAGGCATCCCGGTCGAGGGATACCCGCAGGGAAACGAGCGCGTCTGTCCCGCCGACGCGAACTTGCGTCAGGCGATTCTGACCGATAAGGCATTCGAGCATGACGGCGATCCGATCTTGGCGGCGCATGTGAATGCGGCCATCGCGCAAGAGGTTGGCGCGGACTCGTTCAAGTTGATCAAGTCGAAGGGTAACGGTCCGCCGATCGATGCTGCTCGGGCGCTGTCGATGGCGTATGACCTTGCTGGGCAGGATCTAGAGCCGGTTGTTCCGCTGGTGGACTGGGGAGACGCATGATCCACCTTCACTGGCACCGCCGAGTTGAGCATCCGTACGGCCGCATGCACTACGGGTCATATCGAGAGTGCCGCTGTGGCAAGCGCTGGGCCTACCCGGCTTCCGGCGGCCATCAGCCCGTGGATCGCGGCTGGGTTGAAACGGGTCAGTGGACCTCGCGCCATCGACGAAAGCGCCAATCCAACCAATGAGAGGCCTCCGATGATCGCACTTATCGCATTTGCAGCCTCTCTAGCGCTGGTGGTTGCCGGGGTAGCACTGGTTAGCGTCCCGGGTGCTTTCGTGGCGGCTGGCGTGCTCCTGTGCGCTCTCACGGTGCTACACGAGCGGGGTGCCGAGTGATCTACACGCGTAGTGAGCCAACGCACACGTTGCTGATCGCGGTCCCGCTGAATATGGACGCTAACCCCGCGGCCGAGGGTTGGGATACGCAGGCTGCTTTTGTCGAGGCAATCGGGGCAATATTGCCCCTGATCCGCGTTGGAACCCTTGGGCTGCTCTGCGACCAGATCCAGGTCACGCTGGAAGACGCGGAGCCCACTGTATGAGTAGCCCTCTAGGTCGCATCCTCAAAGGTGCAGGCGCAGCCCGATCCGGTGACGCGCTCAGCATGGACCAATGGATGAACTACTTCTCATTCAACGGAAGCAGCTACCCGTTCGGCATGGGATCTGGCAACTACAGCCTCAACCAGAAGGCCGACGAGGTAGACCACAGCTTCGCAGGATATGCACATGGCCTCTACCGCTCTAATGGCATCGTGTTCGCCTGCATCGGAGCTCGGCACCGCCTGTTCACGGAGGCGCGTTTCCAGTTTCGTGCTCTCAAGAACGGCCGTCCGGGTGACTTGTTCGGCACGCAAGCACTCACCCCGCTCGAAAAGCCGTGGCTCAACGGCACGACAGGCGATTTGCTGGGCCGTGCGATCCAAGATGCCGATATCTGCGGTAACGCCTTCATTCTCAGGCCCGGAAGGATCGCTCAACCGAGCACGGGCGTCATCAAGTTTCCCGGAGACGAGCGCCTAGCGCGCCTGCGGCCCGACTGGGTGACCGTCGTCGCGGGCGGAGATGATAAGGATCCCGCCGCGGCTGAAGTGCTCGGATACACGTACACGCATGGCGGTATCAAGTCGGGTAACGATCCGATCTTCTATGGCCCTGAGCAGGTCGCACACTGGACGCCGACGCCTGACCCGATGTGCAACTGGCTGGGTATGTCATGGCTGACGCCGGTTATCACGGAAATCATGGCGGATAGCGCGATGATGACCCACAAGCTCAAGTTTTTCGAACACGGCGCGACGAGCAACCTCATGGTGACGATGGATCCTGCCATCAAGAAAGAGCAGTTCGACATGTGGGTGTCGAAGTTCAAGCAGGGCAACGAGGGTCTCTGGAACGCTTACAAGACACTGTTTCTTGGCGGCGGTGCCGACGCCAAGGTTATCGGCACCGACATGAAGCAGATGGACTTCAAGGTTGTTCAAGGCTCCGGTGAAACCAGAGTGGCTAGCGCCGCGGGCGTTCCGCCGATCATCGTGGGGCTTTCGGAGGGCCTTCAGGCCGTGAGCTACAACAGCTACGGTCAGGCGCGTCGTGCTTTTGCCGATATGACCATGCGGCCGTTGTGGCGCGGGTTCTGCTCGTCCATGGGGTCGGTCATTGATGCCCCGCAGGACAAGGGCGCTAGCGAGCTTTGGTACGACGATAGGGATATCTCCTTCTTGCAGGAGGATCGCACCGACGCGATCAACATCCAGCAAACGAAGGCGACGACGATCCACACGCTTGTGACGGCTGGGTTCACGCCTGACAGCGTTATCGCGGCCGTTGAGTCAGACGATTACTCAACGTTGGAGCATACGGGCATGTTTAGCGTCCAGTTGCTGCCGGCGGGGACTGTGAGCGAGGGTAAGGGTTCGGTTGTGACGGGTACGGACGAGCCTGCGAAGGGTTCGGCAAAGTCCGACCCGAACGTGGATGACCCTAACTCGAAGTCAAGCAGTCCGAGCAAACCCGCTGGTAGTGGGACTAACGATACGGGGCGCGTTCTCGCTGCCCTCCTAGCGTCAAAGGAGGCGCACGATGAAACCTAAGAGCAGCCGAGGCATTCTGCCTCAAGATAACCTGTACCGTGCGGTCTATGCGCTTCCCAGCGCGTCAGAGGACGTAGCAAACGAGCGCGCGGTCACACAGAACGACGATGGAACCACGCTTGACCTTCAGTGGGCGGTGTTCGATCAGTGGACTGAGATCAACTCGGCGTACGAGGGGCATTTCATGGAGCGCATCGCTCCGGGGGCTTTCGCCAAGACGATCAAAGAGAACCAGTCGAACATGCGCATCCTCTTGCAGCATGGCCGCGACCCGCAGATTGGCAACAAGCCGATTGCGTCCATCACGGAGGTTGGCGAGAACAACATTGGCGGATATGGCCGCGGTGAACTGTTCCCGGGTCTTGACCCGCTCGTGGTGGACGGCCTCCGCGCCGGTCAGTACGGTTCGTCGTTCCGGTTCGGCGTGATCCGCGATGACCTGGTGACCAAGCCTGAGCGTTCCGCCTACAACCCGAAGGGGATCCCTGAGCGGACGATCCGCGAGGCTTCGGTTATGGAGTTCGGCCCCGTTACCTGGGGAGCATATTCACAGGCTACGGCTGGCGTGCGCTCCATTACTGACGAGATCCACTTTGCGAGCCTGACCAGCATCCCCGAGGCTCGCTTGCTCGAGTTGGTCGCGTTCGCGCGTGGCAAGGCCGAGCGCTTGGACTCGCTGGACTTCAGTTGCCTTTCCTCGATGGTTCTCGCGGGCGGACGCTACATCGCCCAACAGGACGAGGATGACCCCGAGTCCAACACAACCACGATGAACCAGGTGCTCGACCTCCTGGGAACTCTCGTGCAGGTGGAGATCGCCGAGGCTCCCGAGCCCGATGATACGTCCGCTGAATACCTTTATTCTGCACCCGAGTCCGGCGATACAGCCGACGCTGCCCCGGCAGCGGATGACTCGCGCCGCACGGAAGTACCCGAAGCACCCGTCGAGGCGCCGGCCGCAAAGGCCACCCCGACGACGGACAGATACCTGTCCAAGCGCCCACGCCCAGAAGCGTGGCGCATCTAGACGTACGAGGAATATATGACGATTGACGAACTGCGAGTTTCAGTCGCAGACATGATTGTACGCCTCCAGGAGATTGACGCGGCCGCTGAAGGTCGCCACATGTCTCTCGAGGAGCGTACCGAGTGGAACACACTCAACGACAACCGCGAGGACACCATCAAGCTCATTGACGAGCTCGATGCTCGCGACGAGCGCCTGCGCGGCTTGACGGCTGAGCCGGATGCTTCCGAGACGATCGGTAATGGTTTCAATACCAAGTCTCCCCGCGCGACCAATAGCGGCGACATCTACGACCTGACGACCATTCGGCGTGAGAACGCTGAGAGCATGTGCCGTGACCTTCGCGACCGTGCAATGCGTTCGGTCGAGTCGGCGAAGTTCCCGCCGCTGGTTGGGCGTTCGGAGGCTCAGACCCATATCGAGAAGCTTATCGATCGGTTTGACAATCCCGAGCGCCAGGATGGCGTTGCGGGCGAGATCAGCCGTCGAATTCTGACGACCGGCTCCCCCACCTACAAGCGCGCGTTTGCGAAGACGATGGCCTCCAAGGCGGTTACCGCCGACGAGCAGCGTGCTCTTGCGCTCGGTACCGGAGCCACTGGTGGCTTCGAGATCGTGTACACGCTGGATCCCACCATCATCCCGACAAGCAACCTCTCGGTGAACCCTTACCGCGAGTTCTGCTCCGTCGAGTCGATTGCGGGAACGAACGAGTGGCGTGGCGTCACTTCGGCCGGTGTTACGGCGGCGTATGTGGCTGAGGCCACTGCGGCGACGGACAACAGCCCGACGCTCGCTCAGCCGTCCCTGGTAGTCGCTAAGGCGCACTGCTTCATCCCCGCGTCGATCGAACTGACGCAGGACTGGGGCACCATCGAGCAGGATCTTTCGACTCTGATCATGGACGCTAAGGACGACCTCGAGGCCACGCAGTTCACGACCGGTACCTATGGTGCCGCGACGAGCCCGGGTGGGCTCATCACAGGCGCTACCAACACCGTCAGTACGGCGGGAACGGCAGCCTTTGTGATTGGGGACCTATACAAGCTGTGGGAGTCGCTCCCGCCCCGCTTCCGGGCCCGTGCATCATGGCTCGGCAACCTGTTCATCTACGACAAGATCCGTCAGTTCGATACCGCTGGTGGTGCCGGACTGTGGCTCCAGAACCTGACAGTGGCTGCTGGTGCCGCTGGCGGCGTTCCCGCGCCCGGGGTTGTTGCCCCGTCCAGCCTGATGGGCAAGCCCGCCTACGAGTCCACCGTGATGGCTTCCGCCCTCACGTCGGCTAACAAGGTCATGGCCGTCGGTGACGGCCGGTACTTCAAGATCATCGATCGAATTGGGATGGACATCGAGGTGATTCCTCATCTTTTCGGAGCTGCCCAGGGGAACTTGCCAACAGGCCAGCGCGGCTTCTACGCATATTGGCGCAACACTGCCAAGGTCCTGGATCCCGCCGGTTTCAGAGTTTTGGTCACAAGTTGATCTAGTAACGGCTAATGTGACGCGGCGCGAAGTTGGCGCGATGTTGGGGTCGAACCCAGCGTCACAGTGTGGTATGCTTGTAAGTGAACTAAGTAGCGCCCGCGTGACTGGAATCACCGGGCGCCCGACAACCGAGAGGTACCTCGATTGCACGAAGATCGTAGCATGGAAATAGCTTGGGCGGCGGGACTATTTGAAGGCGAGGGGTGCTTTCACACGTCAAGTCGCAATTGCGGCCGAACCGCGGTTCAGGTTCGGCTAGGGATGACCGACAGGGATGTTGTAGAACGATTCGTCGCAATCGTCGGCGTTGGTAAGGTGAATCCGCCGCGTCAGATCAGGCCGACAGACAAGCCATTCCATGAATGGGCGGTCCAAAATGCCCCTGACGTTCGTGCCGTAATCGCCCTGCTGCTCCCATACCTTGGGCAGCGCCGTCGAGCTATGGCGCTTGAGGTTGACGCGGCGGCTGCAACGATAGGGCCGCACAAGGGGCAGCGGACCCACTGCCCGAAGGGACATCCTTACTCAGGCGACAACCTTGTAACGGAGCCGATCAAGCGGGGCGATGCTGAGTATGTCGCTCGCCGCTGCAAAATGTGCCGCAACGAGCAGGCGCGCAATCGAAAGCGCGTCGAGCTCGGCATCACGCCTGATCGCTTTCGGAAGTAACGACTTTCTCCTCGAGAGGGAGAATCAGGGTCGGGCTTGCCCGACAGGGGACGCAGCATCGAGGGATGCGCTCGCAAGAGAGGGGGTGGCTCGTAGCCGCCCGTCCCCAATCGCAGGGTGGAGAAACGGTATCTCGCCAGGCCCATAACCTGGAGACAGCGGGTTCAACTCCTGCCCCTGCTATTCGTAACGTGTCATATCTGGGGGATAAAGCTAGATAAGCCCCCATATCTGTCGCCATAGGCTCACGGGAGATATCGCATGCGCGTATGGGCACTCCTGAGTTGGTACGCCGAACGGCCAGACTGGCTCGCCGACATGGTCGAATCCGTAGCGCCGCTAGTGGATGGCGTCATAGCAGTCGACGGGCCATATCCTCTTGCACCACACGACAGCATGACGAGCCACGCGGATCAGTATGTCGCGTTACGCCACGCCTGTTGGCAGCACAGACTAGAGCTCTACATCCACGCTCCCGGAGCGCTGGCGGAAGTTGACAAGCGCGCCTTCATGTTCAGGGCGGCACTGGCGGTTGCTGAGCCGATGGAGGACTGGTTCCTCGTCATGGACGCCGACATGTACATGAGCGGCATATCGTGGCCTGAGCGGGCCCGCTGGTACCTCGAAGGCACGGAGCACCATGCCGCGGAGATCACCTTCCACAATCTGGACCCTGAGATCGACAGTAATCCGAAGGTGCGGCAGTTCCGGTCCCTGTTCCGCGCGATTCCGGGCTTGACGGTTGAAGGGCTGCATTCCATCTACACGGTGCCGGACCTAAACGGGGAACGCCTGATGATGTGGCAGGCGTTGGGCGAGAGAAGGCCCGTTGAGGCGCTTGACCTTACGAAGCACATTCATCTTTACCACCGGCCGCACGAACGCGAGCAGGAGCGGCAGGCGTTACGTGCTGCCTATTACGACCGTCGTGCGACGGCAAATATCGAAGCAGCACCCATCTATGACTAGGAGCGGGCATGGATCACTTCTGCAAAGAAGCACTATGGCGACTCGGTAGGTCGATCGAGTCAAGCGGTGAGATTATCGGGACCGTCTCACGCTGGCCCGCCAATGCCGACTTCGCCAAGCAGCAGCACATCAACGGCGCGCTGGCGAACGCCGAGCGGGTGGTTGTGGCCGCAAAGATTGTTGCCGCGATCTAAGCATGACCACGCCCTTACTACCTACCTCGCAGCATCCGAACACTAACTAGGAGCAGGAGCAGATATGGCTAGACAGAAAAGCGCCCCGAGCATCTACGTTGCGACGGAATCCGGGTCCGCTGAGGTTGACGGCGAGAACATGACGTTCGTGAAGGGCGTAACTCGCGTTCGCGCGGGCCATCGTCTACTTGAGCAGCTCCCGGCGTTCTTTGAGCCGGCTGACGAGGACCTGTCGTATGACGTGGAGGATGCGGCTGCTGGTCCTGATGTGAAGCGTGACGCTGTGGTTGTGGGTACGCCCGCTCCGGTTGCCGCCGTCGCCCCTGCTGCTCCCGTCGCTCCCGTCGAGAAGCTCGCTGCTCCGGTTGAGGCGGTTGTGCCGGCGTTTGCATCGGGCGGCGTAGTTCCCGCTGACAAGAAGTAGGCACATATGACCGTAGACCCGCGAGATCTATGCCAAGTAGCGGACTGCAAAGCCCTTATGCAAAAGAGCGGGGCTAACGCTGGCGCTCAGGACGCGTTGATTCAACAGCTCATCACACGGGCGTCCATCAAGATCATGCGGGACTACGGTCGCGAGTTCGTTCCCGGTGGCACCGAAAGCCTTACGGCCATTGCAGCGCCGCGGACGTTCGAGTACCAGCGGGCTGACCAGTTGTACACAGGCGAAGTGTTCGTGGACCTACACCCGTACGACCTTCAACTGTCGCCGGTACCTACGGTGGCGGTGGATACGGACCTGGCGAGCTCGATTACCCTGACGACAGACGATTATCGCCTGTGGCCGCGGCCGGCTTCGCAGGGCGTGTACATGGCTATCAGGATCAGCTCGCTGAGCGTTCGTGGCCCGTGGTCGCGGTTCAATAGTCGACAGTTGACGATCACGGGCAATTGGGGTTTCCCGACCGTGCCGTTTGAGGTTGAGCAGGCGTGCGCGGAGACGGTGATTCATTGGTTGACAGCGTACCCGGCAGCTAACCGGCCGCAGCAGCCGGACTCTATTATGCCTCCGATTCAGCCTCGGTCGTATCCGATGGCGGCGATTGATCTGCTGTGCACGTTCAAGAGGATGATTGGGTGAGCTCCAAGTGTTGGTGTGACGATAAGTCGCAGGAGCCATGTTCCTGGCCCTGTGATCTTATGCGGGACCACACGCGGCTGCGAGAGGCTGCACAAGAAGCGTCCGAGGCCGAGTTCACGAGCGAGCGGCTAGCGGCCATGGATCGCCTGCGCGCCGTTTTGGCGCTGGAGGAGTCTCCTTGACCACGGCTTACTACTGGCGCGGCGTCCCTAACTTCGGAGAACGACTGGTGGTCACATGACGCCGACAAGGGACTGGGGATGGAAGGTTACGGTCCACGCCTACGGTACGGGACCGATCCCGGGTAGCGAGGCCATGATCGACGCTGCTAACCAGGTCGCTGAACAGATTGGGGCCGATGACTTCGTGGGCGTTGAGTTCAAGCGCGTCAAGAAGGCTCCGCACGATCAGGTGGCAACGTGAGTCCGATCACGGCTTACTACTGGCGTGGCGTCCCCAACTTTGGGGACCTGCTCTCCCCGCTCCTGCTCAAACACTTCTGCGGTATCGACGCGGAGTGGGCACAGGCAGAGGAAGCCGACATCGCTTGTACGGGTTCCATCGTGGAGCACCTAGGTCAATTTCAGGGAACGGTTATCGGCTCGGGCAGGATGTACGGGGATGCGAAGCGGGCACTACGGAACGCCACCGTGCTCGCCCTGCGCGGCCCTCTGACCGCCAAAGGCATCTCGACGGACTGCGCCCTAGGCGATCCGGGTTTGCTCGCAGACGAGCTCGTGATGGTCGAGACACGGAAGCACGCTTTGGGCATCGTTCCGCACTGGTCAGACCGGACGCTTGCGACGGACGCAAGGTTCATGAGATATCACCCGTTGGTCATCGACCCTCGAGCTGATCCGCTCGAAGTGGTGCGCCAGATTGGCTCGTGCCGGAAGATCGTCACGTCGAGCCTGCACGGCATGATCGTGGCCGACGCCTTCGGCATCCCCAGACGGTTTGAGTACACCCCGCAGTTTGATCGAGAGGGCGGCATGTTCAAATTCCTCGATCATTCAGCCGCGGTGAATACACCGCTTGAAGTGGGTGTGACGATGGTGGCTAACCGTTTTGCGGTGCATGATCGCAAGTCTGAGTTGGCTGACGCCTTCCGCGAGCTGTGTTAGCGCTCGGGCTCGGGCTAGCGCTTCTCTCCATGTCCTCCTTTTATCTACTGCACCGGCGACGTGCTCGCCGGCAGAGGAATGCCACCCCCTTGATTTCAATCCTCGTACCCTTCCAGGCAGACCGCGGCTCTGACCGTAAACGAATCTGGAAGTGGACGAAGCGGTACTGGAAGCACGCACTACCGGGATGCGAGATTGTCGTCGGGCAGGACGGTGGACGGCCGTTCTCCAAGACTTCTGCGGTGAATAACGCCGCGAGCCGTGCCAGAGGAGATATCTATGTGATCTTGGACGCCGACTGTCTCATGGCTGCCGACGTGATTGAGGATTGCGCGCGCCGGATTCGTGAGGCGGCTGAGCGCGGGCAGCATCTGTGGTTTGTGCCGTATCGGCGCATGTTTCGTCTGTCGCCTGCGGTGACGGACGGGATCCTTGAGTCGAACCCGAGACGGTGGCCGTTCTGGGCATTCGAGCTGCCGCAGGATCCGGGCGATGTTGTGAACGCTGACCCGCCTTCGTACGGCCATCACTTCGGCGCGCTCGTTCAGGTGATGCCGGCGGAAGCCTTCTGGCATGTCGGAGGTATGGACGGAAGGTTCAGGGCATGGGGTGGCGAGGACGTGTCCTTCCTGTTCGCGCTGGACACGCTGTGGGGTCCGCATCGCTCCATGGACAACGAGGCGCTGCACTTGTGGCACGAGACGATTGGTGCTACGTGGCAGGATCGCATGTGGGAGGGGCAGGATCGTCCGATGCCGATGCACGCGTTGGCGTCTCGGTATTCGGCGGCTCGTGGGGATCGTGCGCGGATGCGTGCGCTGGTGAAGGAGCATTGCGGACGGGCGCGCACGAAATCGTGGCGTGAGGTTCGTGAGCAGCGGCGTCTGATGGATCTGGGGAACGAGGGCTTCGATGGCGCTAACTCCTGAACAGAACGCCGAGTGTGGTTGCGCGTTTGTATTACAGAAGATGACCAAGAGGTTGCGGCCGGCGGTGAATCGAGCATACGACGCGCCGGACCACGAGTCGCGCTTGAAGTACGTCTCCGAGGCGATTCTTGACGCAAGGGCAGTCTTGGCTGTTCTCGAAAGCCTAGTGCCTGATGGCAGCTAGCTCGATCAAGCTTCCATTGCGTGCCATCTCGTCGAAGGATGCGACCCTGGTTGGGCTTGCCGAGTCGCCGCACCTGACGGTATGTCTGTCTGAGGATGAGCTGAGGCAAGCGCGCGCCGTTGAGGAAGCTGCGTTGCGCCCTGGCGAAGTGATCTGGTTCGACACCATCGTGGGCAAGGTTTACGTAGCCCCGAGCATGTGGTGGGTTTCGCATGGCTGCTAGTACCGCACCATCCGTCAAAGCAGCGCTCCTAACCCTCCTCAGAGCCGACGTAAGCCTATCCGGCGTACAGATCGAGTATGCGGACCCCGGCGCCGAAATTCAGCAGGAGAGCGTCTTCTACGGCCGTACCATCGAGACGGAAAAACCCGACTCTCTTGGGCAGCGGAAGCAGCGCGAGTCATACGACCTTGAGATCTACGTCTACACGGCGCAGGACGGCAACGATCCGCAGACGTGTGAGGAACGCGGCTGGGCTCTTGTGGCTCGGCTCGAGACTGTCGTGCGGGCGAACAACGGGAACAACGGGGCGCTATCCGCGGCATTGACGAACGCCGCGGGCTGGGTTGTGATGGGCAGCGTTGAGATGACGCCGTTCACGCATAGCGGCCAGCGGGTCTGTGAAGCGCTGTGCCGGGTCCATGTTGAGGCCGTGAAGTGATGTCAGACACGCGCATCTGGCGGCTCGACAACGGCTACTGGGGCGTGAGCCTGACCCTGCCGGGATTCGCTCCGAAGTTGCGTACCGACTTTGAGAGTAAACAGGACGCAGAGAGTTGGGTGTTGGACATGGTTGAGATGAGCAAGGAGCTAGACCGATGTTGACACCCGCCGAGCAGGACATCACCGCGTACTCGACTGGGATATTTGATCCCGTCTTCACGCTCTACGCGGATAGCGCTCGCACCGCGCCGTTTGACCTGACGGGCTACACGGTAGAGGTTGATATCGCCACACCCACGCCCCTTGTCCTGGCGGTCGGTAGCGGTCTCACAATCCCCACGCCGACGAACGGAGTGGTCAACGTGAAGCTCACCCCCACGCAGACGGCTGCTGTCCCGCACCCCGATCCGCAGGGAACGCAGGCGCACTATTTCATGAAGCTGACGTTGATTGCGGATACGACGAATGTGACCTTTCCGCTTCACGGCACGATCTCGTTTGTGAGTCCCTGATGACCGATGTTGTCGCCGTTACGGTAAGCCTGAACCCTCCCGTTGAGGTTGAACTTCTAGCTACCGGTCCCGAAGGTCCCGCTGGTCCCGCTGGAGGAGCCGGCCTCATCGGACCTACGGGCATCCTCGCGACAATCCGTGGAATTTGGGCGTCTGGGACCACCTACACAGCGGGACCACCGCCGGACGCGGTGCTCGGGTCAGACGGCCATTGGTATGTCTCTCTAGTGAGCGGGAACGTTGGGCACGATCCCGTCCCTGATGCTGGCGTGCATTGGGCGGACCAACTGCCGGCTTCGGCGTCGAAGGGTATTCAGTCGCTTGTCTACTCAAGTGGCTCATACCCGGCAAGGCCGGCGGGTCTTCCGGCGGGCCGCGTACAGTATCAGGGACCGTCCACCGCTACGCCTAGTGATGCACTGTCCGGCGATCTCTGGCTAAAGACGAGCTGATATGGCGTTCAATCTCGCGACGTTCTCCGGTACGCCGTCCTATGTCGCCGGGAGCGCGAAGTTCGGATCGTTTGGGTTGGCAACCGGCAGCGTTCTCGAGAACCAGACCGTTGTCAACTTCCTTTCTTCGTCCCCGACGACAGGCACCATTGAAGCTTGGGCGCGCGTTCCTAACGGGACTGTGACGACCAGCATTATCGCCGGCCTCAATGGCGCGGGCGGTTACTGGATCGGACTGAACGCAACAGGCGCGGCGCGGTTCTCCAACGGCAACGGTACCAACCTGTTTGGAACGCCGATCAACGATGGCAACTGGCATCACATCGTCGGGCTGTGGAACGCCGGGATAGCGATCCTCTACGTTGATGGCGTGTTCTGTGCCGCCGCGACAGTCTCGTTCACGGCAATGAACCCGATCATCACGAATCAGTTCGGCGTCGGCGGCTGGGCGATCACAGGCCAGACCGCGTTCAACTGGCTCGGTGACATTGACGAGGTCCGGATCAGTAGCACGGTCCGCTATACCGGCTTGAACTACGTTGTGCCAACCGCAGCCTTCGCCGACGACGGCAACACCGTCGCGCTCTATCACCTTGAGAACAGCCCGAACGATTCTGCGGCTGCTGCTGCGACCTATCCGGCTACGACGGTTGAGCCGGTCGTCTCGGGTACCTACGCCACGGGTAACACCCTCACGACGACTAACGGCACTTGGACCAACACTCCGACCGGCTACACGTATCAATGGCTGCGTAACGGGGTAGCGATCAGCGGCCAGACGGCTAGCACGTACACGGTCGTCCAGTCCGACATCGGCACGTCGGTTACCTGCCAGGTCACCGCGACCAACGCGGCAGGGAGCACGGCTGCGGTCAGCAACGCTCTGAGCGGCCCTCCCGGGTCCCCATACCCGTTGGTCACCTACTACGGCACGCCGACCTATGGCGCGGGGAAGTTCGGGTCCGGTGGCCTGTCGGGCGGCGCGATCAGCAACCTTTGGGCGCCGATTCTCTTGGGTGGTACCGGTACGGTCGAGTGTTGGGCGACGGTTCCGAATGGCACGACCGGCGCGAACTATGTTGCGGTCGGCGAGGGGCAGTCCCCCGGCTATTTCATGGGGATGGGCGCCAGGGGTGGCCTAGCGATTCTGAGCTACGGTGCGGTCCCGGTATCCAATCTCTACGGCCCCGCGATCAACGACGGCAACTACCACCACTTGGCGATGGTCGTTGCTGGTGGTGTCGTGTTCTTCTATGTCGACGGGGTCCTCGCGAGCGCCGGTAAGACAGCCCTCGCCGCTCCGGGGCAGCCGGTGAACGCTCACCCGTGGGGCGTCGCCGGCTATCCGGCCGCCGGGAGCGCGTTCAACTGGCCCGGCACTGTGGATGAGGTCCGCGTTAGCAACATCGTCCGCTACGCAGGCTCGGCGTTCACCGTCCCCAGCGCATCGTTCACGGACGATGCGAACACGGTGGCGCTGTATCACCTGGAAGCGGACGGCACCGACTCCCACACCACGAAGACCAGTCCTGCGCTCACCGTCGCGCCGGTCGCCTCGGGGACGGTCGCCTCGGGAAATACGCTCTCGGTCACGAACGGGACGTGGACGCTTTCCCCGACGTTCGCATACCAATGGTATCGGGCTGGCGTGATTATCAGCGGAGCAACCAGCGCGACCTATAGCGCTGTCTCAGCGGACGTGGGCCCTGCTATTACCTGCCAGGTCACCGCGACCAATGGCGGTGGGTCGACGGGCGCGACGAGCAACGCGATCAGTTCGGGCATCCTCCCGAACGATCCGAATCTGGTCTACAGCCCCTACAACTGGGATGTCACCAGCGTCCGGGCGAAGTCGATCAACCCTGGCGCGTACTTTCGGGCGCAGATCACTGGGGGCCTCAACTCGCTGACGCTGAAGTTCAACATCTCAGACGATGCTGGCACCCTCCCGCAAATTGAATACAAGCTGGACGACGGGCCGTGGACGACAGCGACCGTCGCAGCTACCGTTGCCGTCTCTGTCCCTGCGACGAACGTGTGGCAGACGCACTCGTTGACGGTGATCTTCAAGGCGATGAGCGAGCTTCAGAACCGTTGGAGCCCGACCGCTACCGACGTGCAGCTCACTGGGATCACCACGAACCCCGCGATCTGCACCACCGTTGCGCAGTCAGCGAAGGCGCTGAACATCTTGCAGTACGGCGACTCGATCACCGAAGGCATCTTCGCGCTGACCACTACCGACGTGTCGGGCTACAGCAGCCGTCAGGCGGCCTCGTACCAGATTGCTGACACGCTCGGCGCGGAGGTTGGGATCGTCGGGTTCGGTGGCACTGGAGTCCTCGTCTCAGGCGTTGAAGGTGTCCCGGCGTGGCCGACCACTTACAACGTCCTATGGAGTGGCGGCCCGTCCCGGTCGTTCACAAGCCCCGTCCCGGATGTGATCGTGGTCAACCACGGCACGAACGACTCGCTGCAATCCCAGTCTTCGAGCGCGTTCACCGCCACGTACATCACTGTTCTCAACGCGCTGTTGGCTGCGACGCCACAGAGCACGGTTATTCTGCTGCTCCGACCCTACGGCGGTTATTTCGCCTCTGCGGTTCAGGCGGCAGCCGCCGGGTGCAGCACCCCAAGCCGCGCTTTCTACGTCGACACGACCGGCTGGTGGAATCAGGCCGACAGCGCCGATGGTCTGCACCCGTATGGGTACGCCAGCATCGGACAGCTTGCCCCCAACCTCGCAGCCGCAATCAGAAGCTCGTTGGCGGCGCGCGGTCCGCTGTTGTCGTACAACGGCAGCTCGTGGGTATCGGCTAGCCCATACAAGCTCTGAGGAGGGCCCATGGTTACCAACACTTGCGGCGGCGGCATTGACCAGACCGCCGTGATAGGGCACGCTCCGGAAAGTAGGGAGTGGGCTCCCGGAGACCCCTCATTCGCCCCTGAGATTGACAAGACAGCGCGCATAGAGGCGTACGTCACGATCGACGGCGGCCTCTGGGCGGCTACGAAGATCGGTGCGCGTAGCTGGGCGATGAAGGGCTGCCACGTCGGACACGATGCCCAGATCGGGGATGACGTGGAGCTCGCGCCGCATTGCTCGGTAGGCGGCCACGTCGTCATAGAAGACGGCGTGAGAGTCGGCCAGGGAGCGCTGTTCCGGCCGTTCGTCAACGTCGGCAAGGGCGCTCGGGTCGGCATGGGCGCGGTGGTGGTCTGCGATATCCCCGCGGGTGAGACGTGGTGTGGAAATCCTGCGAGGCAGTTGAAGCCGCGTGATGTGTCTCCGAGCTCGGTGGATTGCCGCCAGTTTGGGTGGATGCCCGACTACGAAGGATGAACGTCTACGCGCTTTTGAGCTATTACGACGAGCGGGTGGAGCACCTAGAACGTTGCGTCAGGTCGCTCAAGGGTTTCGCGGACACGCTCATAGCGGTTGACGGAGCCTACAAGACCTTTAGCGGCGATAGCCCAGACAGCAGTATCGCTGAGCGCTTCGCTGTAGTCGACGCCGGCCGCGCCGCTGGACTCAAGCGCTGCGTCTACAACGTCAGGGAGCGTTGGGATAGCGAGGTGCAGAAGCGCGCCACCATGTTCGAGTTCGCCAGACAGTGCGGGGCGACGCCCGACGATTGGTTTCTGATTATTGACGCGGACATGGCGCTCGCGGAGTTCACGGCCGATGCACGGGACAAGCTGGCAGCGTCGGACTTGGACGTTGCGGAGGTTCGATTCCAGGACATGCAGATTAACGGGGTGGCGTCCAGCACGATGACGTTCCGCTCAATGTTCCGGGCGCTGCCGGGTTTGACGGTGGAGCGGACCCATTACCTGTACACGGTCCCCTGCGCCAGTTGCGGAGGCAGCGACAGGTACTGCATCGCTTGCAACGGCACTCGGCGGCGGTTCCTGTGGCATGAGCCGAATGGCCAGCTATCCAGAGAGCCAATCCTATACCTGTTCGATGACGTGACGCTGCACCATTTCAGCTCGCAGCGGGATCCGGAACGACGGATGCGGGCGATGGACTATTACAAGGATCGGGACGCTTGGACGTTAGAGAGCGCGGGGGACTGGCGATGACCGACGAGCCTCGCGGCGTGGCAATTCACGGCATGTTTTCCGACAGCGAGGGCTGCCGCGGAACCTTTTACGATGCCGGTCGGATTGACTGTCCCCGCTGTGAGGAACTGGGCGGATGGGACGGCAAGGATTCGGGGCTTCATTGCCCATACGGATGTGGCGTGCGGGTGATTTCGGTCCAAGCCGAAGCGACCGAGCGTTACAACGCCGAGTCTCGCGTGCGCGAGCAGATCCGTCGAGACGTACGGATGCTACGTAAGGCTCAGAAGGCATGAGATATCTCAGACGCACCCTTGATGCTGCGCTACTCCTCGTAGCCGCTAGCAACCTACACCATCTTCTCAGCGTGGCAGCACGACTGCACAACTCACGACGCGGACTCCGTGACGTGAGCGTAGACGCTGACACCATCTCGGCTCTCTTGCGGGAGCGCGGGAACACACACGGCCTCTAGGCTAAGCGGCTAGCGGGTTGCGCTTACTGCACAGACCTGCTAGCATTGTTCGGTTGATCATAAAAGCGGCCCCGCGGCGTTGGTAGCGCCCAGAGCCATGACACCGAAGAGGTAACTTCGATGCAACTAGAACTTATCACGCCTTACGGCTTCTGCCAATGCGGATGCGGCGGCAAGACCACTATCGCAACCCAAGCGTGGGCTCGGTACGGATGGGTGAAGGGCGAACCCAAGCGATATATCTACGGTCATGCGCAAAGGGCCAAGGGGCCCGAATATTTGGTCGAGGACCGCGGCTACGAGACGCCGTGCTGGGTGTGGCAGAGATACACCACGCGACTTGGCTACGGGGCGCGGGGTATCAACGGTCGCGTTATCCATGCGCACCGTCATGCCTACCAGCAGGCCCGCGGAGTTGAACTGCCGATCGGCACCGAGGTTCACCATCTCTGCCGTGTGAGGGCTTGCGTAAATCCGGACCATCTTGTCGCGCTTGGCGTAGTTGAGCACAGGCGCGAAGACTCGAAACTCAGCCTAGAGATAGCGCGCGAGATTCGGAGGCGGCATGTGCCGCGTGTTGTAACGCGAAAGATGCTCGCTGCCGAATTCGGGGTGGGCGAATGCACCGTGAAGAAGATTCTCGCGGGCCAAATCTGGTGTGAATAGGAGAAAGCATATGCAGTTGATTTATTCTGGCGCCCACCCTGAGGTTGTTGTCGATGAACTCGACTCCGATCAGGTGATTGTTCGCGGCGAGGCCGTGGACGTTCCCGATCCCCTCGCGGTGCGTCTACTCGAGCAGGACACATGGGCACGAGCAGTGGCTGTGAAGCCCCCTGTCACGCCCCCAGCGCCGTCACAGGTCACGCTGCCGCCGCTGCCGGTCCCAGTCAACACCTCGACGGCCGACAACGCCGCTGACACCGCGACGAAGGGGAGTAACTGATGGGACAAGCGGGAGGACTAGCATCACAGTTCGGGATGGTGGATGAGGCAACTTTCGGCACGCCGCCGACCATGAGCCGATTCTTGGAGTTCAACTCCGAGACGGTGCAGCTTACGAAAGAACGCATCAACTCGTCCGGCCTCCGCGCCGGCCGAAAGGTGCTCAAGACCTCGCAGTGGGTTGTCGGCAAGTCGAACGTCTCAGGCACCGTGGACATGGAGTTCCAGCAGCAGGGGATGGGGCTCTGGCTGAAACACATGATGGGCGCCATTGCCACTACGCAGCCGAACGTCGGATCAAATCCGACCGTGTACGAGCACAAGGCGACGGTCGGTCAGCTCGACGGCAAGTCGTACGCCTTCCAGATCGGTATCGCGGGTGCCGATGGTGTGCAGCGCGCCCGGACGTACGCGGGTGGCAAGGTCGCTAAGTGGGACCTGTCCGTCGCGGTTGACGGGCTCCTGATGTTGCAGATCACGCCGGACGCTATCTCGGAGTCCACGGCGGTTGCTCTGGCTACCGCGTCGTATGCGACGAACTCGTTTCCGCTGGTGTGGACGGGCGGCACGATCACGCTGCCCGGTGGCGCTGTGGGAAATATCAGTAAATTCGACCTGAACGGGGATAACTCGCAGGCGCTGGCTCGCTACTTCATGGGTGCCACGCCTGGCACGAAGAAGGAGCAGCTCGAGGAGGGCCTACGCCCGTACGCCGGCTCGGTCGATATCGAGTTTGCGGACCTGTCGGCGTACACCCTGTACACCAGCGGGACGGTTGGGGCGCTGACGGCGTTCTTTGAGGGCCCGGTCATTTCGGGCTCCTACAACTACGCGCTGGAAATCACGCTTCCGGCTGTGCGGTTTGACGGTCAGACGCCGAACGTTCCGGGGCCGAGCCTGATCACGTCGAGCATGCCGTTCATCTGTCTGGACGATAGTTCGTCGGACGGTCCGGTGGTACTGAAGTACCGTACGGTTGACGCGACCCCCTAGGGTTCTCTAGGTTGGGTGCGCCCGGTCGCTTAGACGGCGGCTGGGCGCGTCTCAGGGGGTGTCCTACTGGGTCAGCTCAGAACGCGCAGCTAATCTGGCGAGCGCCCTTCCACTCGGGCGGGGCGGTATCACCGCTCGCGCGGTTTGGCCCGCTGAACTTGCCTTCGTTCCAGGCAGCGACGTCCACGGCGAGGTACGCCGTCCCGAGCGACTGCGTGCGACCGGGCATGGGCAGCTGTCCCTTTCCCATCTCCCTGCCGTACGTTACGGCGTCGGCCCTCATCTCGGTGCAGACCTGGGCAGTTGACGGGTGCTGTGGTGCCGATGAGCCGCCGCAGCCAGCGATTCCGATTGCTACGGCGAGCGGTGCGATTAGTCGCGATGCGAGATGTCGTTTCATGCGGCAGGTATATCACACCTGTGCGGGGAACGCAAGGCGGGAGGCGCAAAATTGCCTAGCTACCAGTCGGGCAGATTCGGGCGGGCGGCCGAGAACAACGCCATCACGGTCCAAGGGCTCACCGAACTCAATCGTGCGCTTCAACTAACCGCGGATGGTGTAGGCGCAGAAGTTCAGAGCCGCATCATGCTCATCGGCGAGTACGTCAAGCAAGCGGCCATCTCGAACGTCCAGCACAAAACGGGCCGGCGTGGGAACCCCACCATCGAAGAGGCGATGGGGATTAGCGTCATTCTCCGCGGCGCGTCGATCTACACGACGGCGGTACAGGGCGGCGTGCAGAACGTCGGCGGTGGCCCTCATGCCGGCTGGGCGGCTCGTGGTCCCCATGTGAAGCGCGCATCTGCGTCTCACTACATGGACAAGGCCGTGATGGGCTCGGTTGCCTACGTGCAACAGCAGACCGAGGCCATATTGGACTGGATAGAGACAACTTTTCAGGGGGCCTAATGGCCGAGGCGATGGCTGCGCTAAACGCGGCTTTGGAAGCTGGCAACCAAATCATGCTGGCGCTCGTCGCCGCGTTAGGAGAAGTGAATGGCTGACACCGCATTTACCGTCAAGGTCGATGACAAGATGTTTGTGCTGGACCGCATTACGCTCGGCGATTGGCGCATGTTCAAGACGGAGTTCGGTCTGAGCGCATCAGATATCACCACATCGTTCAAGAACGACACGGGCGAGACGGTCGAGATGTTGAACCTCGACAATCCGAATGTGCTGGTGGGCCTGATGGTGGCGGCTCTACACCACGAGCGTCCATATGCGGATATCTCGACGCTTATCGCCGAGGTTGAAGCGCTAGGCATGGAGGGACTCTCGTTCCCCGACTTGCAGAGCGCCAGCGGTGAGCCTGAGGGTGACGACGCCCCTTTGGACGAGGACGACGACAACGAGGCAACCGCAAGCCCCGCCAAGAGTGGGAAGTCGGCCAAGCCCCGGAAGACTGCTGGCACCCCGCGTTAGCAGAGGTCTTCGGGATACAAGAGTGGGATATGAGCCGTCTTTCTAACGAGGGGCGGTTGAGGTGCGAGGCGTACCTGGCGGAACGTCAGGCGATGCAGCAGCGACCACAGCAGCAAGGGCGGTGAGATATGGCAGTCAGGAAAGCTGAAACCGTCTATCTCGGAGATGCAACGTCTGTCGTCAAGGCAGCAGGCGTAGCCGTCAAGGCGAACGCGGATTATGCGGCTAAGGCCAAGATGTCCGCAGAGCAGATCATTGCGGCGCAAGACAGTATTGCTGCTGCCGGTGACAAGGCGGCAAAGGCTGCGGTGGTGGCTGGTAAGACGCAGTCTGAGGCTGCTGTGGCTGCTGGTCGCGCCGCGATGGATGAAGCCAAGGCTGTCGACGTATCTACCGCCCAGCAGGTAGCTTCCTATCGCAAGGCTGCCGCGGCGGCGCAGGCGGGCGCAGGTGAGCAGGTAGCGGCTGGCAAGAAAAGCGCTGTGTCTATTGCGGGCGTTGGCTCCGCAATGAGCAAGATGACGCTCCCGATTCTCGCGGTGGCTGGGGCGTCCGCGGTGATGGCGGCGAAATTCCAGGCTTCGACGGAAAGGCTTCGCACTCAGGCGGGTGCCACACAGGCGCAGGTGGAGAAGCTGCGCCAGGGCATTCTGAACATGGCGGGGTCTGTCGCGATCGGCCCCAACCAGTTGACAGCGGGCATGTATCACGTCGTCTCCTCGATGAACGCGGTCCTTCCCGCTTCTCAGCGAGTTTCGGGTGAGCTGACAGTTCTCAAGGACGCCGCGAAGCTAACCGCGGTCGGTGGCTCCGATCTCGAGCAAACCACGTATGCGCTGGCGTCTGCGATGAATGCGTTGCACGCGCCGATCTCGCAGGCTGGAAAGATCACCGGTCAGCTAAACGCCATCGTCGGCGCTGGCGATATGACCATGACGGATCTGATCGACTCGTTCCAGTCGGGGCTGGTACCGGCCGCTAAGCAGGTGGGATTGTCGCTTCAGTCGCTCGGTGCTCCGCTGGCCGTGATGGGCGATATGGGTATGCGTGGGGCGCTGGCGGGTACTCGACTGCGCATGTCGATCGCATTGCTGTCGGCACCGTCCAAGGCGGCCGCGACGGTGCTCGACACGTTGGGCATGTCGTCTAAGCAGGCGGTGAGTACGAGCGACGCGATGTCTGCCGCTCTTGAGAAGGCGGGGCTGCGTACCACCACGCTGTCAGCGGACTTGAAGAAGCCCGACGGCTTCATGGTCGCCTTGCAGGACTTGAACACCCATTTGCGCGAGTCGGGGCTAACGGCTACCGGTGCGGCCGCGGTGATGGGCAAGGCTTTCGGTGGCGGCAAGATGGGCGCCACCATCACACTGCTGGCCGAGAACACTGGTCGCCTTCAAACTAAGTTTCAGCAGATCGGCCAGACCACGGGCCAGTTCGGCGCTGCTTTCGCGGCGACGACACAGACGGCTTCGTTCAAGTGGCATGCTCTGCTTGCCACAGTGGAGTCCGATGGCATTCGGCTCGGGAACGTTGTGCTGCCGGTTCTGTTGGGTGTCGGTAAGGAAATAGTGGGCGTTGTCACGACGGTATCTCGGGCATTCCAGTCGTTGCCGTCTGGTGTGCAGAAGGCGATCATTACGGGCGGGCTGATGGTCGCTGCCATTGGACCAGCGCTGACGATCCTCGGCGTGTTCACTTCGGGGATCGCGAAGATGGTCCAGGTTGCGAAGCTGGTGACAGGCGCTCGGGTGATTGGCGCGTCCACGGGTGCGGCGGGCGCTGGGACGGCTTCTACGGCCGCAGGAGCCAGCGCAGCGACATCAGGGGGCATCGTAAGCGGGATCAAGAGCGTCGCGTCTAAGGCTGTGGGGGGCCTAGCTATCGCTGGGCTCGGAGTCATGTTGTCCCAAACGATTGGCACCGCGATCCATGGCGCCGCTGGGCAAGCTGTCAAAACAATTGGAACTGACACGGCGATTGGTGCCGGACTGGGATCTATCTTCGGGCCTGCGGGTATGGCTGGCGGTGCGATCATCGGCGGGCTCGTGGGGAGCATCACTGCCTTCACAAACAAGCACGCCAACGATGAGGGCAACGCGTGGGGCAAGGAGTTCACCAAGGGTATGGGCCCGCTGTTGCCGAGCACGGTGGGCACACAACGCGCGGCCGCCAAGTCGCAGAAGGTAGTCCAAGGCGCGAAGTCGGACCTGTCGGCAGCGCAGTTGGCACCGGGGAGCTTGGCACAGCCCGGGCAACAGTCCCCGGCGCAGATCAAGAAGGACGCCATCGCGGCCGCAAAGCTGTGGAATGCAGAGTTTCAGCAGGCGTGGAAAGACGCCAAGCTTGGCGTGGTCTCACTGAAGGCGATCAAGTTCCCGAATGCAGCAGGATTTGCTGCCCAGATCAACCAGACGATGATGAACATTGCTACAAGCAATGTTTTGGATCCCGCCCAGAAGAAGATGGGCGAGAGCATGGCAGAGACGCAGATGGTCAACTACGCCGCCACTCTGGTGCGCGAGAAGAAGCTACCTCTATCCGCGTTGGGGGAGCTTATCTCCCAGATTCAGCAGGAGTGGGGTCCGCTGAGCAAGAACGCCTCAACGGACGGGGCGGCAATAGCTAAGAACCTCGTCAATACGCAAGCGTTCAATCGCCAGCGCAGTTCGCTGAAGGGTGTCCTGAACGGCCTTCAGGGTGACTTCGGTGGGTTTGCGAAAAAGGTGAACGCCAACGGATCCAACATCATGCAGGTCTTCTCTGGTGATATCAAGGAGCTACAGACCCGGGCTGACGGTTCGTCGGGCGCGATGCGTCAGCGGTTCCTTGACGAGATTCAGACGATGCACGATAAGGGCGGATCATTGCTCGCCGCGATGGCAAAGCAGGCCCAGTCGAAGATGGCGGTACTGTCGCAGGCGATCGCTGGCGGCTCAGCATCGGCTACTAATGCCGCCACGGGTTCTTTCAAGGCACTGGCGTCCAATGTCGCTATCGCCATGTCGTCCGGCACGGTCAGCGCTGCTAAGGGCACACAGATGATCATGCAGGCGCTCAAGGCGGAGCTCAATGCGCTGGGCGCGGCACCGATCCCCGAAGTGGCTCTGAAGAGTCTGTCAGCGAAGCAGTTGATGGGCGAGCAGAACTTCATCACGGGGGGAGGCTCGAGCAACGCCGGCCCTGGACATAACGCAGGCGGCGGTATCGTCCAGTTTGGCGAGGCCGGCGCAAAGGGCCACGACAACATTCCCGTCAACTTCGGCGGGCAGCATATTGCCGTTGGTTCGGGCGAGGTTGGCATGGTCGCCAACGGCCCTCAGCAGGCCTTCCTGAACGCCCGTACGGCCGATGTGGGCGGCCTGCGAGGCGTCTTCCAGAAGATGCGCAAGCCGCACTACATGGCGTCCGGCGGCGTGGCTAGCGGATGGCAGAACGTCATCGCCTCCGCCGAGAGCCTGGGCGGGGACGGCTACAAGGGCAACCCGATCCAGGCTGACGGATATTCCGAGCTGGGCGTACCTCCCACGGCCGCGAACGTCGGTACCGCAATGGGTCGTCTGCCATATCAGACACACATGCGCATCCGCTCCGGGTCGCACCAAGTAGTCGCGTCGAAGCAGGACATCGGTACGGGTTCAAGCTTCAACCCGGTGATGGGCCTGTATCCCGGGACGGTCCGGGAGCTCGGACTGTCGGGCGGCCAGTTCCGCGTGTCGATCGAACGCGCGGATGGCGTGCCGTTGACGGTCGGGAGTGGTGGAGGTGGCGGCACGGGCGGCGTTGCTCCGACGATCAACGCTCCTAGCGTGAAGGGCACGGGAGCTATCGCTGGCATCGTCAAGGCTGGAATCGGCAAGGCAACGGCTGCCGCCAACAAGTACCTGCAAGCTCACGCGCCCGCACCGAGCTCTAGTGGTGGTGGCGGTGGATCTGGGCCGGTGTTCCCGGTCGCTCCTGGCAAGGTTCCCACTCCGGTCCAATGGGCTCTGTCAGCCGCACAGGCGATCGCTGCTAAGAACCTGCCGTACGGCCACATGGGCGCTGGTTGGGATCTCCCCGCCTACGACTGC